GTTGAGGTTAGTGGTGTACCACCTTACCAGGTAATTGGAAAGAGCAGAATGCGAGAAATCGCAATGGCGAGGCATTTGTTTTGCTATATGGCTCGAGTGCATACCAATGCTTCACTTTTGGCTATTGGGGAGTTTTTGTCGGGTAGGGATCACGCAACGGTGATGAACTCAGTCAAGGTATCAAATGATATGATCGACACCGATTATGGGGTTTTTGGGGATATGATCAACCATTGCAATAGCATTATAGCAATGAGATGGAAGCAAGATTTCACTTTTACAGTTACAATTCCTTACGGAGTTGAATTTACAAAAGTAAAAGCTGCACTGGAAGTTTTTGGTGTGACTATCAAATAATTTTATGACTCAGTTCACTTTGTTCACTGAGGTTTTTGTCCCTAACTTCCGAAAATGGCGGTTAGGGATTTTTGTTACTCAGTTCACGAAGTTTTTGGCGGATATCCGAAAATGGCGGTTATACCTAACAATACGTAATTAGGTATCATTAGGTACTCAAGTACCTAACAATACTTAACAACATATTATTAAATATGGTCAATTAAATTTAAGGCTATTTTCAGCCGTTTTAAGGAGGTTTATTGCTTAAGTGTATCAACATATTATTTTTGGTTTAAATTGGCTAAAATTGGCTTAAAATAGGTGTAAAATTAATTAGTACCTATGCAATGAGATAAACCTATCGAAATAGGCATTCTCCTGAGCTTCAACATATTGCTTTGTGGCAATTGCTTCGATTTCTTGCTCTTCGAACTGTTTAAACTCCTTAGAGTGGATTGAATAAGCTTTACCACTGTTTAAATAGATTAATTCACCGGGCATAATTACGCGCAAAGTACTTGCACATTTAGTTTTAAACTTGTTAGTGATGATAGGCATAAAATTGAAATTTAGTGGGGGCTTATGCTGGGAGCGATCCAGCTTCGCGCATTGCTATAAGCCCAAAAAAACGGGCTTTAATTTAGCCCGTTAGTTTTGTCGAATATATTACTTATCTGTTCCAGGTAAGTTTGTTCCTTTGGTGTTATTTCATCCCAGAATGCAACACAAAACGCGGGAAAAGGTAACCGCAAACGCTCAGCCTTTGGTATTCTTTGGTATTCTTCCTTTAATGCGTTATAATTTGAACATATGAAATTATAAATTTCCTCAGCTATGATAGTTCTTTCGTTTGTCATAAGTTTAAATTTAGTTTACTACAAAATTTGATGTTTGCTTCTTCGCTTTGCCTTTGGCAATTAATCCAACAATACACTGCTTTGGGTCATTAATTCTAAGGTCGCTAAGGTCTCCGTTTATAACTGGCAAACCTTTGTATGTTGCTGGCAATTCATTACGGAAAACTTCTGCAATATTTGCGCCCAATTCAATTGCCTGGTTTACTGTTGAGTCGTTACATTCAGAGCGCGAAAAAGTAAGATGATAGTTTGAATCTTTGTACTTTTTAACGTGGTTGATATTTTTGGTATAATCATAGAAAAGAAGGTCACTATAGAAATTATCCAAAAAGTTTATGCCAGTGTATCGAAGCAATAAAGCTAAATGGTCAATATCTGAAGTACCATTCAAACGAATAGCAATATTTTTGTTTTGCTTAATTGCTGAGTCGTGAATTTTAAGCAGTTCGTTTGCTAATTGTATATAAAATTCACGTCTGTTGTCACGGAAGTAAATTGTCTTATTAATACGTGACTGCTGAACATTCGAGAACACTCCGCGCCCAGCCGTGTTTAAACAAAGCGCGCGACATTCAGGTGATGCAAACGGGCAAAGGTCGACACCGTCAACAATATTTGAAGGCGCAAGATACATAATGTAGGTAGTTAGTTGATTCTTAGCAGTTTTAGCGTTTGTGCTTCCTTTGCTTAATAAATTTGCAATTTTAGTCTTATTGCGTCCTGAACTTGCTAAAGTTGTAAAGTTTTGTTTCATTTTGTGTAGTTTAAAAATATTAAAGTGATTCAATAAAGTTTATAAATTTTAGAGCGGAAATAATTACAATAAAAAATATTATAATTGTTAAGGTACTTTTGCGAATTCTCATTAGTAGTTTATTTTAATTGTTTCTGTTGTTTCTGTAGATCTTGCCTCAATCTTTGCAAAGGTTGGATCGATACCTTTATAGGTTTCAGTAAGTTTACCTAAGTTTTCTTTAGGCACTAAAGTTGCATAAATTAAATTGATAACAGGCTTACCTGTACTGCAATCGATAGGCTTGAAATTGTTTTCACCGTTGAACTTTGCGTATACACGGAAATAACTAGTTAATTGTTTCATGTGTTTAAATTAAATTCCAATTGATTAAGGTTACCAATGCAATTATTGAATAAAAGGCAAGTGTGATAATTAATGGCTTTTTCATTGTAGTGTAGTTATTGTGTTTATTAAATATTTCCTTGTACTAAATTTACCAATTGTTGTGTCTTGCTTACTGCCTGGATTCCTAAAACAGTAAAAGTGATTAGAGCAAGTGAAAGCGTAATGATTGCGAATAGTGTTTTCTTTTTCATTGTGTTTCGTTTTTGTTTATACAAATATAGTACAGTATGTTAATACTATCCAAATATTTTTACATCTTTTTTTATATATTTATTTAAATACTTTCTAAGTTATTAGTTTTCAACAATATATTGATAAATATATTAACCTTATTATTTGGTTTATTCCTAATTTTAGGTTAATTCAATGAATAAAAAGGGTTTCTATATATCAAAGCAACGCAAAGGTGAACTAGTGTTGAATGTGTTCGCTGATGATTTCAAGCAATACCTGGATGAATGTAGCAAAGTGAATGGGTGGGTTAAGTTCAGGATTTATGAGAGAGAGAAGGCTGCAAGTAATGGCTTGACGCATAACATGGAATTAATCATATTTAAAGAAGATACTAAAACAGATGTTTAAACATTAAGTGTTTATTCACATTATTTCAGTTTATGGAAGTAAAGCAAGATGAACCAATAAAGAAGAAGAACGGAGGTGCTCGACCTGGAGCGGGACGCAAGCGTAAGATGGAAGAACACGAATTGATCGAGCGCCTTTATCCTATGGCTGATACGGCTTTCCGTGTATTGAATGAAAAGATTGCACAAGGCGATATGAAAGCCATTCAGATCTTTTGTAGCTACTTTATTGGTTTACCTACCCAAAAGATTGAAAACAAGATCGAAGGCCAACTAAATCAGGTATCTATTGAGGTAGTCAAGCCGCAACTAGTTAAGGAAGAAGTTTTGGCGAATTGAATAGGGTGGGGGAGTGCTTTGTTAAAGATATGTTAGCAAACTATTGAGAATCAACGGGTTAAATGGCTTGCTTAACATAATGTAAATTATATACCAAAATTGAGAGAGGTTGACTGGCAAGGCTCGAGATACGATGAGGGGGACTTAAAGGATCTACTTTTGGTGCGGCAGTGGGTAAAGCTAACTTTTTGACAGACTACTTTTGACCATCTAACTTTTGTCTATATACGATGACCCATATTTATACCCTACTTTTGGAACTGATAAACTAATACTAAAATTTTATTTTTTCTATGGACGCAACACTTAAGACTAACAAGATATTTGAGATACTTACGGAGTCTGACAAGAGGATAACGGTAATGCAAGGAGGCTCTCGTAGTGGTAAGACTTATAATATCTTAATTTGGTTCATTGTTAAATTGTTACAAGAGAATGGCAAGACCTTAACAATTGTGAGGCAGTCGCTTCCGAGCATTAAGGGTACTGTTCTACGTGACTTTATAGATATACTTTCCCGTCTTGGTATTTATAGTGAGGATAATCACAACAAGACTGACCAGATTTATTCTTTGAATGGCAATATAGTGGAGTTTGTATCGGCAGATCAACCTCAAAAGATTCGTGGTCGTGCGAGGCAGTATTTATTCTGCAATGAGGCGAACGAATTGACTTATGAGGCTTGGATGCAGTTGATTATGAGAACTGAGGGTAAGATAGTGATTGACTACAACCCTTCTGACTTATCTTCTTGGATTTACGATTCAGTTATTCCTAGAGATGATGCAGATTTTCATATTACAACTTTCCGTGATAATCCATTTCTTCCACCTGAGCTTATAACAGAGCTTGAGAGGTTAAAGGATGCCGACCCTAACTATTGGACTATCTACGGATTGGGTGAAAGGGGTCTTTCGCAAGACTTAATTTACTCGCACTGGAAAACAACTGATAAGATGCCAGAGGAAGGAGAGGTGGTGTATGGGTTGGACTTTGGGTTTAACGTGCCTACTGCTTTGGTTAAAGTTGTGTTCCACGAAGATGCTGCATATTGTCAGGAGTTGATATACGAGGCTAAGATGACAACTGATGATGTGGTTGAGAGGTTAAAGTTATTAAAGATAGATAGTTGGGATGATTTGTATTGTGATGCGGCAGAGCCGAAAACGATAGAGAGTATAGTGAGGGGAGGATTTAATGCCAAACCAGCTAACAAAGATGTGACGGAGGGAATAAAGACTGTAAAAGCTACACCATTGTTTATTCACCAAGATAGTGTAAATTTGTTAAAGGAAATAAAAAACTATCGTTGGAAAAC